TCATGCTCTTTTAGCTATGTCTAAATCCGGTTTTGTTAAGCCAAAGTCGTTTGCTACACTCTTAGCGTGATTAATGATCGACGTAACGTCGATCATGACTGGCTTTTCCGGATTTGCCTCAGGGGGGAAAGTGCTGAGAAAAAGTTGAACTCGCGTGTCATTGCGTGGAAAAACTTTAAGGCGGCCACCAACCTCATCTTCAATAATTTCAACCCAAGCTTCAGCACCGGTATCGACCAGCTTGATAGCGTCAATTATCACATCAGTATTCGTTTCAACAATCTGCACTGCACGCGCTAACTGCGTTCCGTAAGGCTCTGCAAGTTCACTAGTAATATTTCTTGCACAGCTAAGCATAACCGCTTCAATGAAGAAAAACTGTTTCGTTGAACTGTTAGGCTGCGCGACTGGCGCACCAAAAAAAGGCACCTCTCCATTCTTAACCATGTCTTGGAAGCCTTCACCGTAGAATCCTAGGGTGTTTTCACCACCAGCCTGAAGGTAGGTTAGAAAAGGTAATTCGGTCAAAGCTGTTCTCCAAAGAGTTAGATGCCAGGTGGCAATTGCAATCTAAACTTGTGTATCCTCAGCCCACCCCGTCATCTAGCCCCCAATTCACCAGCGTCAGAGCTTTGTCAAAGTCTGCCCCTTCCACGCCAGCCGCCTTGGCCTCTGCCATCGCCTTCACAATCGTGGACAGCGCTCTTGCGCGACCGCCTACGTCAAAGGCTTGGACGGGCCGCAACACATCAACCATGACAGGCTGACCTAGCTTAGTGGTGGCTTCCTCTGCCAGTAGCATGGCAATCGGTTGCAGACCCCAAGTTGCCAAGTGGCGTTGCGCTTCCCTGACCAGTGGTCCCGTTGTATTGGCGGACAGCAACGCGGGCAGAATTCCAAACACATTCAGGATTGCCGCCTTTGCATGTTCATGACTTTGGGACGCCATAGTCTTTTGCATGTCAGGCGACACGTCAGACGGTTTCCAATCGGTGCTAGGCGCTGGACCGCCCGCCGCCGTTACGGCCACGGATTCGCGCAACAGGACAGACCCGCGACGGCCACGAAACCCACGGCCTAGCGTTTCAAGATCGTTTGCCGGACCCTCTGGGAATGGCACAATCTGAGACCCCATTGGCGCAGTTTCATAGACCTCAGCCAAAGCGGTTTCCAAGGTTTGCAACAGACCCGCAGACAGTGACGCGCGGCGCAATGGGGCCGTGCCGTAATACGGGGCCGCAGGATCGCAGCCGATACGGATATGCAAAACCTCACCCGCCAAGGCCGTGACCGTTTGCGCCCCACCTGTTTCTGGAATGGTCAGACGGTAGGCCGTTGGTTTGCCGTTCTTTGTGGTCACGTCCCAATCCGAGGCTTGCACCAATCCATCGTCGGTGATGTAAGCAACCCATTCACCTCGCAACGCCAATGATCGTGCCATAAGACCAAGGGATGCACGGTCGATCAGGTCGGTTCCAGACACGTCAGCAAGAGTGAACGCGCCTTCCCATAATGAGACAGCGGATTGCACCGTCGCCGTCAGGTCAGCAAGGCCACGGGTCCCAGCGATATAGCTTTCCCGTGCGCCAATAATCTCAGCGGTGTAACCGCTTTGACTTCGCGTCACGACCACAGCTTCTTTGCGTTTGAACGGGTTAAACATGGGCAGCCCCTAGTTTTCTATATTTGCGCAACAGGTCAGCCGCGCCGGAATTCACCATCGCCTTGGCGGTGTGGGTCGCTTGTTTGGAATAGCCCTCAGTAATGTCAGGACCAACCGACAAGCTGTAACGGGTCACACCCTCAGGGCCGATCTGCGACGCGGCAAAGTATTCAGCCAAACGCTTGTAAGCCTCAAGGAACAATGGCGGGGCCGTTGCCAACCCTACCGTTGCCGTGACTAGCGCAGCCTTGCCTTCAAGGTTTACAGCACCGTCAGCACGGGGGCGCACGGGCGTTGCGACATAGTCGTCTAACGTAGTGTCAGCGATTAGGATTCCTGTAATCTCAAAAGGGCGTTCCGCAGGTATCCACCACGGTTGGCCGCGATTCGAGCAAACCCGAAACTGGATCGACCGTTGGCCAATCTTGTAGTTGGTGAATTGTTCCAAACGATCCCAAACAATTTCCTTGGAAAGCGCCGCAGCCGCATCGCTGAGGCCGTCCGGCGCGTCTGGATAAACTGCGGTAGAAATTTCCTCTTGTTCGATGACAGTTCGGTTCGTAGCTTCAAACGCGTTAGACATCATAAACGCCACCTTTTCATTGGGTTATTGGGTGAAGCTAATTCAGAAACGTCCCATGATCGCGCTTCGACTTGGCTTTCTGGATACGCGGGGCGTGTCACGAGGCTAATCTCATATAAGAGCGCCTGCCAAACCGTTCTAATGATTGCATTATATGCGCCCTCGTTTGGTCGCATACCTTCATGGGCAACCGTCTCAGCCTCAGCGACGGCGCGCTTTGGTGGAATGCGAAAGCCTGGACTAATACCAACCGCCAAACCCGTTTCAATAAGGGCCAGCGCATCGGCACCGTGGGACGTATCGGCAACCGCTGGCAAGATTTTGGCTTCAAAGTTCAACGCCGCCGCCGTGTCCTCAAAAGACAGGGTTTGCGTTAGTTTGGACGCAAGCGGTTTGTCATAGGAATGGCCTAGTAAAAAATGAATGTCCTCAGCCGGATCGTTCACGCGATAAGCAAAGGCACGGGGCGCAATGATTTCTTTGCGGGGCCGTCCTGTTCGCCCGCCGTCCGATAAGACAGCGGGTTTGTTGTAAGGGAACCGACCGCGCACGTTGTAAAAGCCGTCACGCCGCCGCAATTCCAAGTCGGTGAATTCAGCAGCGTGCAGCAGCATTTTACTGGATACCCGTCAGGATACGCGATTGGACACCACGGGCGACAGTCACGTCCATTGTGGACAGCGCGGTCAGCCGCAAGCCACCGCTTGCCGCGTCGGCATATGGGTCACGGATAAGGTCCACAGCCCCCCAAAGACCCACAAAGAACGGGGCAACGCCGCCGGAATTCGTGCTCAGGATTGCAGAGGACGCCAAAGGATCGCCAACGGGTGCAGCCAAGGCATTAGACGTCATTGCGATGTTGCCCGCTGGAATGTTTTTGACCAGACGGTCCCATTCGCTGACCGCCGTGCCAGTGGTTAAGGCATCATCGAGCGCGGCCCAAATCTCAGGGCGCATCAGCAACTTGACCGCATTAGGACCAGACGCCGCGTTCGCGGTCATAAATTCAACCACAGCCGCGCGAAACGCTGACCAGCTTGCAGCCGCATCAATCGGGGTTTGCGCAATGCCGTAAGTCGTGGCACCCGTAAACAAGCCCAAGGGTTGCCCATCTGCCCCCGTGCCTTGGAACACGACACGATCAACCTCTTGGGCAATTGCGCCATTCATATCGCGCCGGACAGCTTGCTCTAGCGCCGCGCCGCTTTGCTTCATGGTCTTGCGACTAATCCGCATTTGAATGCCAAGCGTGTTGTCAGGGGCCAACGCCTTATCGACAGTCGTATAGGCTTGCGGGCCATCAATTTCGGCCAACTCACCACCCTGCCAAGACGCCGTGACGCTGGACGTGGTGACGGGGAATTCAGTTTCGCCCGATCCGATCTGGATCATGGACCCGCCCATTTTCGCCGCGACGGATTGCGGGAATAGACGTTCGATCAAAGGGCGCGTTGTCATGGGGTCCGGCGTGCCGCTGGCAATGGTTTCTCCCGCCCGCTGTTCTAGCGCATCATAGGGAACGGGGGTGCCACGGAAACCGCCTTGGCTACGTAGCTCTTGCACCACCTCAGCCGTGACGCCATCAAGGGCGCGGCCTTCGTCCAAATGCAAAGCGACTTGGCGAAGTTCAAACTTTGACACCATGTCGGAGAATTCTTTGTCCGACCGCGTATCAAGTTCGCCCTTAGCCTCTTGGCGTTGCGTGTCTTCAGAGATAAGCGCCGCACGGAACCGCTTTTCATTGGTTTCATATTCGGCTGATAGATCATCAATTGAACGTGTCTCGTCCGCATCGGGGACCGCCTTGCCGACTAGGGCAGACAGTTCTTGGCGGATAGTGGATTGGCGGGTTTGGATTTTGACTGAATCGAGCAAGTGAATACCTATGCAATGTTGCGTTGAATTGCAGGCATTTTACCGCGTTTCGCAGGTTCTAACTAATTGGGCAGCGCATCAACGCTTGCCATGCCTTGCGGTCGGGGGACGCTTCTTTGTGTCCACATTCCAAGCGGGTTTTGCGGGTATGGCACCCCGCGCAAAGCGATTGCAGGTTAGTCGGTTCAAACGCCAAATCTGGACGGTCGCGCACAGGTGCAATGTGATCGACTTCAAGACGTCCGACAGACCCACAACTGACACAGGCATAGTCGTCACGCCTCAAAATTAAGGGCCGTAAGCGCCGCCACCGCGCACTAGACGTCACTTTCTTGGAATGGCGAAAATAGTCCTTAGACCCACCCGACAACAGTGGCCCCCTTTACGGGGCGGGCAATGCGCCTTTGTCCCTCAGCAATAGCAATGACACTTGCAGACGCCGCATCAATCCGCCCTTTAGAACGTGCCTTTGTGATTTTGATATTGTTTGCAGGGTCGCGCAGGCAAACCGCATCGGCAAAGGCAGATCGCAACAAAAGTGACGGGGCCGTAAAAACCTGTTCATCAAAGCAAGCCCGCTGGAACCTTGTTGCGTCCTCATTCCCGTCTTTGAAACCAAACCCGCGCCACACGACAGGGACACGGATACCCGCTTGCACAAGGGATTCGGTGAATTCGGCTTGGCGGTAACGGTCCGCGACCAGCGCCACGACATTTTCACCGTCCACATGGGACAACGTATCACGCAGAAAGGCGGCAATCGGCACCACTTGCCCGCCAATGGTTTTCAATTCGCCGCGTGTATTCATCTCGACGTATCGGTCCTTTACCCCGTCAGCTTCACCACGCGCTGCAAGTGTCGGCTCTGACCCAAAGGCACCCAAACATTCAAGACGCCCCGTTTCGGGCCAATAGAACGCCGCGCAGGACATACTTACCGCGCCGCCCATATCAATGCCTATGATGCAATCACCTTGGCGCTTTGGCACCTTGTCTGTTTCGATTGCAAGATACTGGTCCACAGTCAAAAGCATGTCGCGGGTTTCGTCTGACAAGCGTTGATTGAGGTTCAAAAGCCTGAAACTGGTCAGCGCAGACCCGCCCCGTGCGATTGCCCTGTCAGCTTGCTTTTGCAGCCACGCAACACTTGACCCCACGCCCTCAGACGCGCCCGGATTGGCCGCAAGAATACCGTCCAGATCGTCAGCGGGTTTGCCATCGGGGGCGCGGAATTCCAGAACAAAGGTGCCGTTTGGTGGGTTGTCTATCAATTGGGACAGCGGGTGCGTGTCGCTTGGCGCTGACGTTGAAATAATCAACGCACGCCCTGCCCGTTTGCCCAAGCCCGACAGTAAGGATTGCTCTAGTTCGCGGCCTTTGGTTTCTGACCAGAACCCAAATTCGTCCAGCACCACCAAAGTCGGGGCCGACCCAAGGTTGCTTTTTCCCTCAGCCGCCAAGGCTTTAACAATGCCGCCGTTGTGGCCGCTGAATTCTATCTCAAGTTTGGACCCACGCCGTATTGTCAGTTGTTCTTGCACATCATCGGGCAGACTTTCCGAAAACCCCAAGACAAATTGCCAAGCGATTTTGGCTTGGTCGCGGGTCAGCGCGGCAAGCAAAACTTCGCGGCGCGGTTGCGTGTCATAGACCCCAATCAAATGCGCCAAGGCGATGACAGCCGCCAAAGCGGTTTTTGCGTTGCCCCGTGCAATAGTCAGGATTGCCATTTCCGTGTCAGGCTCTAAAGCCCCACGGATAAATGCTTGCTGATATTGGCAAAGGACAAGCGGTTCGCCAGCTTTCGGGCCTTCAGGGATTTTCAAAGTCGCGGCGAATTCGATTACTTTATCCGCGTCAGTCATTGGATTTTTTTTCGGAATTTTCGGGAGAGAGAACAGGTAACTCCCCACCTCGTGCTAGCCCCTCCCCAGAAACGCTTACGGTGGCCCCGCTCTGCTCTATTACAGCCACGCACAGTGCCATGCGTAGCAATGCCACCTCTGACAGTATCGCTGACAAGATGGCCCTGTAAGCGTCTCTCATACGGTCACAATCATATGCAACGCGACGGGTTCACCGTGCGGAATTGCTTTAACTTGAACGACTGATAAATCCTGACCATTCACGCGCACGGTGTCGCCTAAGTTTGGCAATACGTCAGGCAACAGAGTTGTGACGCTCAGGTCAGTTGACTTTACTTGATTGTTTGCAGTCACATAATCCGCCGATACGCCGACCACGACAGCAGGCACGTCCTGATACACTGTTGACGTGCTAGGGGGATCAAATGGGGACGCGCCTGCCGTTGTGACTGTCTTGGCTAGCTGCACCGACCCCATACGTTTATGGGTCAATAGGTGAGCAGCGCGGTCTTTTAACTGTTCAAATGAATATGCCATGCCCGCATATTATCAGGGGCATGGCGATTGGTTTAATTGGGGGATGACGCTTTGTGACGCCTCAGCCATTATCGCACGTAGGATAGAAAAGTCGTATTTGTTACATCCTACGTATGATAAAGGATTAACCGTCACTATGTGTCATTTTGGATCAATTTAAGCCCCTTAATCCCTCGCCCCTTACTTGTTCGCCCATTTGGATAGCCGCGCTCATTTAGCTGACTCTTTAAGGCGTTCAAAGTTACCTCGCTTGCGCCATTCTTTTCGGACCAACTGCCAAAACGCCGTTCAAGATCACTGTTAGAAACGAAACCGCCAAGTAGGTCGGAGGTCTCATCGGCTAAAAACTGACCCAACCAATCCTGATCGTCAAAGTAACCATCGCTCGCTTGCTGAATACAATCAGGGACAGCCAGACCGATGCGCCGCCATTCTAAACACCCGTCAATGCACCACCGTAGAATTTCAGGCCATTCCTCTTTTAGCTTGTTCGCTAAATCTGGATCGCGTTCATTCTTTGGGATAGTCACGTCAAACGGGACCAATACTAAGCGACTGCGGATCGCTTCATCGACGCCATTTAAGTCTGGCCGTGTATTGCCTGAAATCATCAAGGTTAACTGCGGGTCAAAATCAAAGAAATCCTGACGCATTAAGCGTGCGGTTATTTTGTCGCCACCTGTTAGGTCTTTGATAACCGCCTCATTCCACACCTTTCCGCGTGGTAGTTCGCTACCAAGCACCAACCTTGCCCCCTGCAACCCTGCCAAACCCGTGGCGTGCTTATCCCCCGACGACTTTAGAAAAATCTCTGAGGCCGCCTGACGCGCATAATCCTTCCAAATGCCCGAAAGTGTATTTGTAAGAACGCCTTTGCCGTTCCGACCGCTACCGTGGAAAAAAAGCAATTTATGCTCTGTTGTCAGTCCCGTGAGCGCATAGCCCGCCGCACGTTGGACGAAAGCAATCTTTTCCGCGTCCCCTGCAAACGTTCGATCTAAAAACGTCAGCCAGCGTTTTGGAACCGATCCAGCGGGTGCAGGCGATACAGCAACCGACTTTGTAATCATGTCCTTTCGCTTGGCGTCGTTTAGATCGCCCGTGGTGAGGTCAATTGTTCCTGACGGGGTGCCAAGCAACGTGAGGTTTTTGTCAAAATAGTCTGACAAGGTTGCACTTGCGGGATTCGAGCGCGCTAGCGTTTCGACTGCTTGGACCTTACTGTTAGCACGTAGAGACTTTACCGCCGCTCTTATTTTGTCTAGCTCTACGCCTTCAATTCCCTCTCTGGCCGCATATGCAAACAAGCTTTCGCCTTTGCCACGTAAGAATTCTCTTACTTGGGTCATATGGCGCTTAAGAGTATCTTGTCGCCAGATGCCGTCTTCCCAAAGAAACCATCTGCCCAAATCAGCGGCGTATCGAGCATCATTATTCCAGCCAATTAGGCCAAGCTCTAAGGCCAAAGCATCTTCGCTCAGACCGTCACCGTTAAACGTAGCGACTTCGCCACCAAGGTAATGCACGAGAGTTCCAACGGACAAACTGCCATCTGGCGATGAAGTATCCCAAAGCTTCTCTGGGTCACCCTCTTTAGCGCCGCTAAAGCGGTAGGAAAACCCCAAGAAAGCTTCCCTGGCTTCATTCCCGCAAACCCCTTTAGCGGCCAAGCCGATCTTGACCCATTCTTCGCGCGTAAAGTTGTTTTCAGCCAAATCTAGAAGCCCGATGACCTTTGCGCGGTCCAGCTTTGACACGGTAGCAGGGGCTTGAACGGCCCTTTGGCGTTGCTTCAACGGTATCCAATCGGGGGCGTCAGATAGATCGTCCCAATCGGTTTGCATTTCATAAGTGCCACCCTGAAAGGTAGATTGATCTAGCAGGATATAGCCGTTGTGTTTTACATCAACGCCACTGCAAGCGGTGCTAGCGTATTCAGCCCCAAAAGGTGCTTTGAAAATGTAATGTGTGCCGCCTCTTGCAGAGGTTTGTATCGTTGTGTCGGGAATATCCAAGCCAGCGGAGAAGATTTGCCATTCACAGTCTTGCTTGTAGCTGTCCACATCTACAGCGACCAAATCTGACGCCTTTAAGTTCAAGCCGACGTTTGCGTTTGGATTGTCCGTCCACCACCTACGGACCTGTTCGACGTCAGCCGTCGCATACTTATGCCACGCACTAATGGCAGGCTCCTTTCCATCCTTTTTGCATGGAAAAACCTTAAATCCCCTTTCAGCGGCATTTTGCGCAGCTTGCCCTTTTTTTGATAGCGTTATGGGTGTGGTAGAGTTAACAATCACTGCATTGATTGCGCCACTAGTTTCGCCGCTGGTGGCGTTTTCTGGCAATGTCATATTATTGCGCGCCCCCTTGCTGTTCCATCCACGTCGCAAGAGCGGCCTCAGACCAGTAGCGGCGACCCCGAATTCTTGACGGCTCAGGGAAGTTGAGCGTTTCATCTTGCCCCATGCGCCATAGGGTCATGGTTGAAATTCCGCCTAGACGGTCGCGCAGCTCAACCGAGTTCAATTGTCTTTGAAAAGTCATTTTTGTTGACTTCCTTTCTGGGTAGTGCGAAAAGGAATCCAGATAGACGTCCAATCTAATCTGGTGATTCGGCTATAAAACCGTTCCCTCGTTGCCGATTCGCTGAAAAATAGTAGCAACACTCATATCGTATCATGGCTGTCAACCCCCTCCAAATAGGGGTAGTTCTAACTTGTTACGCGGTGTTAACGTCTAGGACGTCGAGGCGTGCAAAAACCGCACCCAATCCTCCATCATCGCGCGGCGTTTTTCGACCATATCACCACGGTCGTAGGCTTGTTGTGTCTTAGAACCTAGCTTATGCCAAAGCGCGATTTCACCAAGATCAGCTTCATAATCAGAGACGTCAGACACCCAAACGCGGAAGGCAGTTCTAAGCCCGTGCGGGATAGCAGCGGCACCAGTATGCCCGTCCACATAACCGACACCGTCAATCTCTACCTTAGCTTCATGTTGCATTCGCATTGTCTTCCCCGCCGTTGCGTCTGACAATGCCTTACCCTTTGGCCCATGAAAAACGACGTCGCTGTCGGCGTATCTTGGCAAATCTTTCAACAGCTCAATCATGTCAGGTGTTAGTGGCACCTTTTTCGGCCTGTCTTTGGCGGGTATTTTCGAAGCTACTCGCGCTGGCTGGACGGTCCATATTCCGGCTTCTAAATCAAACTCTGACCATGTCGCGTGGCGAACGGCCCCTGTTCGCGTGGCGGTCATAGCTTGGAATTGCAGTGCCTTTGCACCCATGCTGTCCTGTTCGCACAAATCAGCCCACCAAGACGGAACATCTTTAAGCTGCAGAGTTGGATAGTTTTTGCTGCCCTTAAATTCTGGCAACACAATCTGCAAATTGCCACGGTAACGTGCTGGATTGTCACCCGTCCGCATTTCCATGACCATGGCATAATCAAGAATGTCGTGGATTGATCTTTGAAGTTTGGTCGCAGCTTCGTTCTTTTCTAGCCATATGGGTTCCAAAACAGACAGCACGTCGCGCATAACAATGTCGGCGACCTGCAAATGTCCCAAGGTCGGGACAGCGTAGGTGTTCAACGCCGCCTCCCAATTCTTGAGGTTCTTAGCTGTGATCTTAGCAGCCCGTCTCGGACGGTAGGCGTCCATCACATCACTAAACGTTGGCCCCTTCACCTCAGCCGCAATCAGAGCCGCCCTAGCCTTTTGTCGCAATGCGATAGGATCGACACCATTCCTGATTTGCTCTTTAGCTTCACGGGCCGCGTTCACGGCCATGCCAAGCAGCACTTCGCTACATGACCCAAGACCAATGTGACGGCGCTTCGTGCCGATCATAGTTTTTAGAAACCAGCTTCGCGCGTTGTTCGGCGTGATCTGAATATGAAGCCCCGAAACGTGACCAACTGGATAGACTGTTGGTCTGTTCTCATGTTTGGGTCGGAGCCTGTCAATTTGTGTGGCTCTCAGTTTTTGTGCTTGTTTTGGCAT